ACACCAACGACGACCACCCCCACCAAGCCCTGCACAACATGGCGCAGATGGGTGAGTTCATCTCCTCTGTGTACTACCGCAACGAGGCCTTCATCGACATCGACGACTACACCATGCACGCTTTCCGAATCCCCAAGAAACTCCAGACCAATGACGAAGAAACAACTGCTTGACCTCATCGCAGAATACCCTGACGACGCAGAGGTTGTAATCGAGGTGCATGACACCACGCTTTACGAAGATTTGTACGACTTCACGTTAGACCCTATCTCGTTGCATTTTACAGACGGCACATCAACGGGACTACAAATGCACGAGCTACGGCTCTGCCCAATCAAGAACAACCAATGACTGATACCGCAACCACGATTGAAATGGCCGCTTGCGGCAATGAGTTCATGCGAATCATGCAGGACTACCAAGAGCGTCAGAACGACGACCAAAACTTTGACCCGCGTACAGAAATCTATGACCTGTACGACAACATGGTACACCTGTACGAATCAAAACTATTCAAACTATTCAACGCATGAAAAAGCACATCTACATCTTCAACTGGAAGCAGGGTGGTTGGAACCACGAGTGGGCCACGAACATCCGATCTGCTCGCAAGCAAGCGAGGGAGCGATGGGCCGAACAAGCAGAACCTGTCCTCACCATCGACAACGAGTCGTTCAAGCGGATAACCTACGGGGAGTTTGAGCGCATCCTTGCAACAGACGGATTTAATTAACACGACATGAATGTAAACCTCGACACCCTCGTTGACCAATATCTCGATGACTTCATGGAGAACATGACTGATGAACTATTGCTTGAGTATGCAAGAGAGCAGTTGCGGGAGAACATCTTCGAGTTCACAGAAGAAGAAATCATTGCATCAATCGACGAATTTTACCACGACATCAAAAGAAAATGAACTCAGTACAAGAAAACAAGAACGAACTCGAAGCCGCTGTGCGGTACTGCGAGTCAGCCATCAGCCGCGCCAACGCCACCATCGAGTCGATGGAGTTCCGTCAGCAGGCGGCAAGCAAGGCATGGCACGAACATACAGGGCGTGAAGCGGCACTCGAACGTGAGGTTGCGGAACTCAAGCTTAAATACGAAGAACTCAAGACCAACATGGCCCTAATGACCGACGAGAACGTCAAGCTCCGCGAGACCTGCAACTTGCAGAAGGACCAAGTCGCCATGTTCCAACGCAAGATGACTCGCCTTAGCGAAGTAAACCGATGACTGACGATTACATGGACGAACAGTGGGCAAAGATTGAAGCCCGCGTGAAGAAATACGAAGAAACAGCCTCACCCCATGACAAGATGATGCTCGACTGCATGATTAGGGACTGGGAATCCAAAATGAAACTTAAAATTCAAACTTATGAGTAAGTTAAACATCACCGTTGACAAGAGTCAACTCACCGCCTCTCTGAACGAGAACACCAAGTTCAACCTTATTAAACTGAACAGGGAGATGACTCGACGTTGCGTCAAAGCAACTCCTTCAACCCAAGGACAGACACCTAAGTACCGAAAGGTCACAGCGCCTGAAATCATTGATTGGACCCGCATGTATCTCAGCGGTGTGACAGTCCCAGAGATTCAGGAAATCACAGGTCGAGACAACACAGTCGTTAACAGGTACTTGATTTTCGTGTTCGGTGCTCGACGAGCAGGGACATGGGTGCGAGAGATGCACGAAGCAAATAGGATTTCAAATCTGATGGACGTAGACCTTGAACCCGTAGAAAACTACATGACGGATGCTGATTGAAGACAACACATACACAACAGAGGATGTATCAGAGGCTGTCCTCCGCCAATTCGTGAGGGAGTACGAATTGTGGGAGAACCGACAAGAGCGACGCAACCTAGGACCACCCGACTACAAAGACCTCGCCTACCGAATGTTCCGATCATATAAAACCGCGAAGTGCTATGGCTTCTAACAAGGAGAAAAAGTTCTACGAGAACTTGGCAAGCACCAAGAACAACCACACTTCCCGTGCCCGCCGCAGAAAGATGGAGCGTGAACTGAATAAACTACACAAACTCGACAAGAAAGATGAGTGATGAAACAACTACGATGTATGGGTACTTCCGCAACGGAGGTATCTACACCACTCCTAACCTGGAGCTTGCATGGAAGCGCCACACACATGACGAACCCTTTATCATCCGAGACAATGACGAATGAAGAAGCCATCAAGTTCATCATCAACGAGTATGACTTTGACGCCAAGTCAGTGGTTCTTGCTCGCATGTTTGCCATGGAAGACATCATTGAGTACGACGTAGAGGAATGGGTCAAAATGCCTGTCAGCGCAGGCTTGGCAGAGTTTGTGGAACACTGCCGCCACGCCAACGAGATGGTAATACCAAAGTACACCAATCGTGTGTCGTACAACTCGATCGAAATGGAAGCATCACTTCAGGATATCACAAGTAAGATGGAAGAGGTTATGCTTGCGATGCAGGTATATGCTGACATCCAAGAAAAAATCAGGGAAAAATTTGCAGAAACCTAAAACACTTCGTAATTTTGCTGAAGCACTACAATCTAATAGACCAGTCCAAGCACGCTGTAGACATGTACTACGAAACGCTCGGACTACCCAACGAACCTGAGAAGCGACACGCCAAGTACCTCCTGCCACGTCAGGCCATGGGTGTTGCGCTATCCAAATACGTCGGCGACTCGATAGCCGCTCACGCATTGGAGAAAGAACGTACAACCATCATCCATTACCGTCGCAAGCATGAAATCAACATGGCTTGGGCAGAAGGGTATGATACGCTCTTCGAAAACGCCACATACATTGTGAATACCTACATGAACGATGCCGCTAAGGTTGACCGCATTAGATATATCGACAATACAATCAAGTTGTTACTTACTGAGAAAGAAAAAATTCAATCCAATATTCATGTCTAATTACAAATTCAAGACCACGAACATCCGTGGCAAGAAGTACGTCGAAGTAAACGAGCGTATCAAGTACCTCCGCCAGGAGGCTGCCCTCAAGAACTACAGCATCATGACTGAGTTCCCTGCCCTTGACAGTGACATGTGTGTATGCAAATGCACCATCGCTACAGAGCAGGGCAAGATTGTAGCCACAGGCCACGCTCACGAGGAGCGCGGGTCATCCAACATCAACAAGACAAGCTATGTCGAAAACTGTGAAACATCAGCCGTCGGACGTGCGTTGGCATTCCTCGGAATCGGAATCGACACGTCTATTGCGTCAGCTAATGAAGTCCAAGAAGCTATTGCAAAGCAAAACTCCCCTGCTTCAACAGAAGCGGATGCCCCTGTGGAGAACATCATGGACAAAGCGGTAACGTACATCAAGTCACAGACAGACAAGCAGAAGGCGTTTGACTCCATCTACAGCAAGTACAAGGATCAACTGACCGAGAAGCAAGTTGCTGGTCTCAAGAAGTTTGTGCGATGAAAAATACACTCCTAATCGCAGCATTCGTCTCAATGACAATGTCTCTGACTCTTTGGTTCACAGGGCAACAACAGGCTGGTCTTTACGTCGGTATCTGGTGCCCAACTATTCTTTCACTTAATGGCTTCTTGCCTAAAAAATCATCTAAATGACATTTTTCTTAGGAGTAATCGTAGGTGCTCTAGGCTCTATCGCCATCTCAAGTATTGTGCTTGAGATGCGTGATAGGCGCCTATCCAGATCGGGTAAGTACAAGTATTCTGAGAGCATCACCAAGGTCCGCAACATGCGGATGACTGGCATGACTGTTCGTGAAATCTCAAAGCAAACGGGCATCCCAAAGTCCACTGTACACAGATACTTGTATGTTGAACATTCCTGAGGCTCTACAAGAGCGATACAACAAACCTCACTTGTCGTACTCATCCCTGAAGGTGGCACTCACCGACATGGCCAAGTTCGACCAGTACATGAAGGGAGAGCTGAAGTTTCAGTCACCTGCACTGACCTTCGGCACCCTTTACGATATGCTTCTGTTTGAACGCGACAAAGCGTTCGAGACCTACTCGGTAGTATCGGATGAAGCTGTGCTTGACAACTGCTCTGAGAAGACCCGTGCCTCCAAGAGGCCTAAGCTTACTAAGGAGTACAAGGAGATGCAGAAGCAACTGATCGACGAGGCTGCAGAGCACGGTAAAACACTATGCTCTCCTGCCGATTGGAAGATGGCCAACCAGATGATTGACCGCCTCGAACGCTGTGGCCTTGTAGACAAGTACCTGTCATCTGGCAAGTATCAAGTCGAGTTCAATGAACAGCTTGGACCAATCAGAGTAAAAGGCTTTCTTGACTGCCTCGGCGATGGGTTCATCGTAGACAGCAAGTCCACCAAAGCTGTAGATAAATTCCGCTACAGCGTTCGTGACTTCAGCTACGACATCCAAGCCTACATCTACTGCAAGGTGTTTGGTGTCAAGAAGTTCTACTGGCTCGTCCAAGAAAAGACTTATCCATATCTGCCTGCAGTGGTAGATTGTTCAGACGAAACCCTGTTCACTGGAGAGATGAAGTTCAACGATGCCATCGAGCGCATCACAGGCTTCCTCGAAGGTGGCAAACAACCTGATCAAGACTATGTTGAGTTCAAAGTTTAACGGGCTTATCAAAGCCGCCATCCCAGGAACAGTGTTGTTCCTTATCTATTGTTTTTCAGTAACCATTTTTTCTTATATCCTAAATTTTATTACATCATGAGCGATCAGAAGTATGATTCCGTTCTCGTTGGCTGGGCCGACGAACCCAAGTTGAATGACAACGGCGAAGTCCAAGCATGGACCCTGCGTCTCAAAGACCACGAGCTCAAAGACATGCTCGACCAGTATGTCACATCTCGTAACGAACAAGGCCATGGCGGCAACGTCTATGTGACTTTGTTCATGTCCAAGAACGGCAAGGCATGTGCTCGCGTCTTCAACCCTAACAGCGAAGCTGCCAAGGAGAAGCGTGCGGCTAAAGCAAGTAGCAGTGCAGAGCAAGAGTCTGCAGACCTGCCCTTCTAAAATAGCGGGGCTGTACGCAGCGATGGAGTGGGGGCTGAGGAACATCACGTTCCTTGGTCCCTATTCTTTCTGCGGAACCAAAGACAATGTAAACCTCACATTTCACTGCAACATGCAAGAATACGACGAAGACTTCAATGTCTACATCCCAGAGTTTACAGAGAAGTACATCATGCTCATCATTCCCAACAAGGAAGGAGACAACAGCGTTCTCTTGACTAAGGACGACTGCGCTGATGTGATGGGGAGCAAGGTGTCTCTCAAGTGGATCTCCAATAAACTCAAAAGAAAATGGGAAATGAAGGTCTCCCGAACATCTACTACATGAGCGCAGAGGTCGCCTATAAAAAGGGTAAGATCATACATAGGCGAACTGTTTGGGTGGTCAGCAGGTACACAACACCTGCTGACATCATGGCTCATGACATAAAGACGATGAGCAGGCTCGATCGAGATCTGTACGGTAAAGCATACAAAGGCAAACGTCAAGTAATTTTGCGCGAGGTGAGCCATGTAAAAGCAGTAGGAAAAGTAAACCGAATAGCAGTATGAAACCATCAGACAGACAAGAGGGCGGAGAGCATTACAACATGCCCATCCAACCCACCGAGTTCATCTTCAAGAACGGCATCCCGTTTATTGAGGGCAACATCATCAAGTACGTTACACGACACCGCGAAAAGAATGGAGCGGAGGATATCCTAAAAGCCATTCACTATCTAGAACTCATCCTTGAATACGACTACAATGAAAGTGACATTCTTCCAAACCGTCTTCGACAAGAACGCACCGCACCATGTCAGCGTGTCGACTGCCCTCGACAGAATCAAGAAGGGCCAATCGAAAACCACGATTGATGCGGTACGGTCTGGAAACAAAGACGCCAAGAAGAAACTTCCTGTCGTATGCTTTAGCGGTGAGTTTGCAACACGTGCAGACGATGCTCTATTCGAGCACAGCAGTCTCCTTGTTCTGGACTTCGATCACATTGACGTTGCTCAGGCCAAAGGCGCGTTGGCTACGGATGATTACGTCTACAGCTGCTGGGTTTCACCGAGCGGTGATGGGCTCAAGGCTCTGGTAAAAGTCACCAACCCTGAGCGACACCGCGATCACTTCCGTGCCCTTCGAACCTACTTCCACAAGCAGTACGACCTGGAGGTTGACGAGTCAGGTGTCAATGAGTCACGGGCTTGCTTTGAATCCTACGACCCAGACCTGATCCTGAACCCCGACTCTAAGAGCTTTGGTGCCTTCGCCTCTGAGAAGAGCGAGAAGCCACAGGAAGCCAAGGTTGGAGAGTTCACGGACTACATGAAGCTAAACCTCGCTTGCCGTATGGTGCGGCAAGCTGAGGAGGGAGAGAAGCACGCTGCCCTGTTGAAAGCGTCTAAGCTGGTTGGTGGTTACATATCTGCAGGCCGTCTCGAAGAAGAGGAGGCTGTCCGCATTCTCTTCCGTGAGATCTGCAAACGTGACATCGACAGCGAGGACGCAGCCATGACTACGATCCGTCAGGCTATTGAGGTGGGCAAGCGACTACCAATCCGTGCGATCATCGACAACGAGCAGGAAGCACAGCGCGAGCTGCTCATCAACGACGGTGACATGTCCTTCATCTCTTCAGATGACGAGGACTTCCGATGGATTGACGACTACGCCAACGGTAAGATCCCTGTGGGATTGGACACTGGCGACGACAAGCTGGACGAATACTTTCGCTACAAGAAAGAGTTCTTGATTATGAACGGCCACTCCAATGTAGGTAAGACTACGTTTGCACTATACATGATGGTGAACTCAGCCGTGCGGCATGGATGGAAGTGGGTTGTGTACTCCTCGGAGAACCGTACCGCATCCCTGAAGATGTCGCTCATGCAGTTCGCTGTCAATCGCAGGATCGCAGACATGAACTACGATCAACGGAAGGCCGCTTACAAGTGGGTCAACGATCACTTTACCGTGATTAGCAACAACCAGGTGTACTCTTACTCTGATATCATTGTCTTCCTTGAGAAGATCGTTCGTCAGCAGGAATGTGACGCTGTGTTTGTGGACCCGTACAACAGCTTAAAGATTGAGCTTACAGGTAATGGGAGTTCTCATGACTACCATTACCAAGCAGCTTCAGAGTTCTTGACGTTCTCTACCACTAACGACATCGCTGTGTGGCTTAACATGCACGCTGTGACGGAAGCGCAGAGACGGAAGGGTGACGATGGTCTGCCTGTAGCACCATTCGCAGAAGACACAGAGGGAGGCGGTAAGTTCGTGAACCGAGCTGACTGCTTTGTTACGGTCCACCGAAAGGTACAAGCACCAGATCACAACATCAAAAAGACAACTGAGTTGCACATTCGTAAGGTCCGTGAAACCGAGACAGGAGGACAGCCTACCTCGTTTGACGACCCAATCACCTTTACAATGAACACAGCGCACACAGCCTTTCGCATCAACACGACAGGCAAGGAGCTGTTTCAAAGCATTGACAAGGAGTTTGATAAGTACGAGAAGTTCAACATGCCCACTAACGAGTTCTTTTTCGGAAAAGAAGCTGTAACTTCACATAGTGAAGCGACAAACGAAGAAATCTTCTCGTAAGGGGAGTTCGAAGAAGAAGGACTTAGGAAAGTACAAGAGTGGCTTAGAGAAGACTTGCGGTAACTTACTCGCTGAATTGGGCCTAGATTTTGCCTATGAGGAACACGAGTACGAGATCATGCCCAAGTTCTGGTACCCACAGACGTATTGGAAGATGACCCCTAAATCAAAGGGGCTCATCGACAAGACAAACAAAGTGGTGCTGCCAATCAAATACACTCCTGACTTCGTAGCCAAAGACGGAAGCTGGATCATCGAAACGAAAGGGTACATCCATTCACATCATGATTTTCCCATGAGGTGGAAGCTGTTCATGGATTACCTGATCAAGAAAGGTGAGCCACTTCCAATGCTCTTCATCTGCCGAAACAAGCGACAGATCGAGCAAGCAATTTACATTATCAAACAAACTAAAAAGGATGAAGAAGCCAATCCCTATCGAAGAGCTAGGCAGGCTGTACGGCGTCGCGCAAGAGAGGATGCAGGAGACCATCACGAATTACTGTGAAGATCTCTACACATCTGAGGGCGCACCACGTACAGACCCAGGTCAAATTTCACGCGCAGTAGACTCGTTGATCTCTAAGCTCCGACATGAGGCCAGCTTGATTAAAGACGCATCCTACGAATACTTCGAATCAAATGCAGACAAAAGCCAGGAGGAGCTATTCTAACTCAACTGGTAGAATGGCAGAGGTGAGGTTCAAGAGAGCCGCTGAGAAGTTAGGATTCAAGGTCATGAAGGCCAACCCAAAGGAGGATATGCACCATCACATCGACTACTGGCTCCTGTATTCAGACAGGAAGCACGCAGTGGATGTGAAAGGGAACAACCTACCAGACGAAATCTGGTGTGAGTTCAAGAACGTTAGGGGAAACCCAGGATGGATGTATGGCAACGCGCACATCATCGCATTCGATATGCCCGAAGAGGGTGGGTTTGTCATTGTCGATAGACAAGAGCTTGCCTTCTGGTGCGAGAAGCACGTGAAGGACGAAGTCGTCACCGATAAACGCGATGCGTACCTCAAAAAGTACACACGCAAAGATCGGCAGGACGTCATCACCAAGCTCAACTTGATGGATCTCAATCTATTAGAATCGTATCGCGTCTGGCCCTACGAAACAGATTATTGAGTATCTTACTCGTCCTTTCACCATTCATTTACAGCAACCCATGACTACCTCAATCTTTGAGAAGAGGCTGAGCTACAAGCCCTTTGACTATTCTGAAATTACTGACCCACTCATCAATGCGATGTGGGCAAGCCACTGGACTCACAACGAATTTAACTTCAAAGCTGATGTCCAAGATTACCACACCTCTCTCTCCGATCAAGAGAGAGCAGTAATCAAGCGAGCCATACTTCTCATTTCCCAAGTTGAAGTGGCAGTAAAATCATACTGGTCAAACATTGGAAAGCATCTGCCTAAGCCAGAGATTGCGGACATGGGGGCTGTATTTGGTGGCGTTGAAGTGATCCACTCCCGCGCTTACTCTGAGATCTTGAGTAAGCTTGGACTGGAAGGAGAGTTCACTACCCTCCTAGAGAATGAGCCTGTACTGAACCGCGTTACTTACCTGAACAAATACGTTGATCGCGTATTTGAAGACGACAAGAAGCAGTTCCTCTACAGTCTCATCCTCTTCACGCTATTCACCGAGAACGTCTCTCTGTTCAGCCAGTTCTACACTGTGCTTGGATTCAACCGCTTCAAGGCTGTGCTAAAGGACACCGCAAACGTGGTGCAGTACACCTCGAAGGAAGAGAACCTGCACGCTGAGGGTGGGATGGCACTGATCAACCAGATCCGTGCTGAGCATCCCGAGCTGTTTGACGCTGAGCTGGAGTCACGCATATGGGAAGAAGCCCAGGTTGCGCTGGACGCAGAGAGCAACTTGATTAAGTGGATCCTGCAAGGATTTGAGAATGAGTTCCTTAGCGAGCCTATCTTAAACAATTACCTCAAGAACAGAGTGAACGAGAGCATGCGCCGCATCGGGTTTGCATTCGAGTTTCCTGTCAACGAGGAGAGGTTGGAAGTCACCGCGTGGATGGACGAGGAGGTATATGCCTCAGCCCTATCTGACTTCTTCCACAAGAAGCCTATCGACTACGCAAAAAGCACAAAGAGTTTCACAGCAGACGATTTATTTTAATGAAAGATTTTTACTGGGTCACAGAAGAGACCCGTCAATTTATGGAAAAGGGCTACCTAGACCCTGGACAAACCGTCGAAGAGAGGGCGCGAGAGATCGCAGACCACGCAGGTATGATCCTCGGGGACAAGCAGTTTGCAGACAAGTTCTACGAGAACCTGGCTCTTGGATGGTACAGCCTGAGCACTCCAGTGTGGGTGAACTTCGGCAAGAACAAAGGCTTACCTATCTCATGCTTCGGAACCACAGTGCAGGACGACACGTTCGACATCCTTCGTGGAGCCGCAGAGGTGGGAGCTATGAGCAAGGTGGGTGGAGGTACGGCCACGTACTTCGGGAACCTGCGTCCTCGTGGCGCCAAGATCAGCAGCGGTGGTGAGACTAACGGGGCCGTCTCTATGATGGAGCTGTACAACACCACAACCAACGTCATCTCGCAGGGAAAGGTGCGACGTGGTAGCTGGGCTGCGTACTTGGACGTCGAGCACCCAGACATCGAGGAGTTCCTCCGAATTCGTAGCGAGGGCCACCCGATCCAGGATGTGTCGTTTGCCGTGTGTATCGGCAACGACTGGATGCAGTCAATGATCGACGGCGACCAGGATAAGCGTGCTATCATGGCCAAGATCCACAAGAAGCGTAGCGAGACAGGCTACCCATACATCTTCTTCACGGACAACGTGAACGATCAGGCGCCTCAGTGGTACAAGGACAAGGGCATGAAGATCAAGCACTCCCAGTTGTGCGCTGAGATCATGGAGTACACCGACGAGGACAAGTCGTTTGTGTGCTGCCTGTCGTCCATGAATGCGTTGCACTACGAGGAGTGGCAGAACACTGATGGCGTTCAGCTTCTGGCTTCGTTCTTGGATGCGGTCTACTCTGAGTTCATCGAGAAGGCCAAGGACATTCCATTCATGGAGAAGGCTGTTCGCTTTGCTCGTGAGCATAGATCCATCGGCGTCGGCGTGCTTGGCTACCACTCATACTTGCAGAGTCAAGGCATCCCATTCGAAAGCATGCAGGCTCGGTTCATGAACAAGGCTATCTTCGGAGAGATCCAGCGGCAGTGTGAGGTGGCGAGCATGTATCTGGCAGGAGAGAAGGGAAGCCCAGCCGTTTTGGAGGGATATAACCGACGATTCAGCACGACCATGGCAGTGGCACCAACCACTTCGTCATCGTTCATCCTGGGGCAGGTGTCGCCGTCTATCGAGCCGTTGCAGTCTAACTACTTCACCAAGGACTTGGCTAAGGGTAAGTTCACCTACAAGAACCCCTACCTCAAGGATCTCTTGGCTGAGAAGGGTAAAGATGACGCAGCCACCTGGAAGGACATTATGATGAAGGGGGGGTCAGTACAGCATCTGGAATTCCTGTCAAAGGAGGAGAGGGATGTGTTCAAGACGTTTGCTGAGATCTCACAGATGGAGGTGATCCAGCAGGCAGCTGACCGTCAGAAGTTTATTGATCAGGGACAGTCGCTGAATGTAATGATCAGCGACGAAGTCCCCTTAAAGGACGTCAACCAGCTTGTCATCAAGGCTTGGGAGTTGGGAATCAAGACGCTGTACTACCAGCGCGGGGTCAACCAAGCACAGGCAGTGGGTAGGGACATCCTGAACTGCGCTGTGTGTGAAGGTTAAAAGTCGCTCATCAAGATCTCGTCGATGGCTTCTTGGACATCGTCCTCGGTAGCCTCAAGAGTCATCATGATATTGGCTTGAAATCTCTTAACCTCTTCACCTTCGTTGAAGACAACGACTGTAGGTACCACAACAATCTTGTGGTCGGACTGCATGGCAGGGTTTGACGCAATGTCAACCCTTGCCGTGTTGCAGTCGCTAAGCTTTTCGATCCAGGGCACACTGTTTCCTGAGTTAAACGAGGCGTTAAACTCAATTACGCAGATACCCGAGTTGCAAACTTCTTCAGATTCCGCAACGCCCACAGAAGTGGCCGCCAACCAGAACGCAGAGAGCGCAAACAGGGTTAGTGTTGCTTTCATTTTTCATTTCAGTTGATCTATTTTTTCTTCGATACGCTTGATGTCTTCTTTTATCTCGGTGATATCTTCTTGTGTGCTCATGATTGTCTGACGGACTAGCTGGTCCTTCATGTCAAACTCCATGCGCGTGATATCTGGCGCTAATGGAGCGGGAAGTTCCTTGGCTTCTGCAATGTCTGCCTGCAAGGCAAACCACATGGCCACGATTGTACCAATCCCCGCTGACGCCATGCCTATTGTCTTTAGGTCTAGCGTGATCTTAGTGTCCTCCCCTATCTGTTGAGCCATATCAAATGATTACATAGTTGATTCCAACAGAGAAGTCGTGCCAAGATCTATCCCAGTACTTGTGAAATTTGCCCTCTGCAAACACACCAAAACTCTTGTTGAATCTTTTTCCAAAGATAAGGCCTCCAGAGTAATCGATCCACTGACCGCTGTTCACGAACCTGTGGTACGAATACTCACCATCTGTGTCTAGGTGATACGGAATTACATTGCCCCAGGTGTGAACCCAGAAGTCTTTTGTGAAGTGATAGTAGTCAAACCCAACTACCAGTGAATGAACCCATTGGTTCGGAAGCTGTCCTCTTTTATCTGCTACATAGTCCTCAAGAAAGTCAGGGACAACGATCTCCTCCCACACCTCGTAACTATTTGCCACGAGCGTACCGTCTGGAGAAAAAAACTCTCCTGTGTTGACGTCGATGTCATACCCCTCCTGGATAGCAAGTGAAGTGAAGTGAAGCTGGTTGTTCTCAAGGAGCCACTCATTAAGAGGATCGTACCCGTATGGCTCTGACAGCCTCTGCATGATTCCAGCGTTAAGCGACAGCTTACCAAGCTTAGCCCTGATTCTTTGGGAAGCCTCAAAGTATCTGACATCTGCAAATCCATCCTGCAAGAACTCAACCTTGGTGATCCATTTGTCAGCCACGTATCTCAGGAAGTAGTCCTGGTCCAGGTAGTTAACGCCCTGCTGCCTTCTGTAGTCCCCCTCGAATAGAAACTCGAAGCCGCTCACCTTTCCGATGGTGGCGGCGTCTCCGTAGGACTTCTCTGTTCCGTTGTAAAACGTATTGGCTCTATTCTCGTACCCAAAGCGAGCGATCTTACGAACCCCTGCAGTAAGGGAATAGTCGAACGGAGTCTCAACAACATCTGTCTCCAGTCCGTTTGAAACAGAGAACACCTCTCGATCCGACAGAGAGTTACCTCCGCTAAATGCTGTGTAGAAGGTTGCGAATTTGAACGCTTTCTTCAGTGCTTGACCTGAGACACTGAAGCTCAGCATCATCAGGATTATGGCTGTAATATATCTCATTGCTTGACGATTCTTTCTACGACAATCCTTCCCTTGTAATTTACGACAACCTCGTAGACGCCTTTAGGGAGCGATCTAAGATCGATCTGCCCCGATGTAGTGCCAGATACTACGATTTGACCAGAGGCGCTATAAACGTCTGCAAATGCTCCGACAGGCGCCTGGAAGTTAATGACATCTCTAGTTGGGTTGGGCCATAACTGAACGCGGATATAACCCATGTCCATCACGTTGGTCACGCCCTGACTACAGTATTCGTACATCTCAATGCACACCGCATCCCACCCCACCTCGCAACAGTAAGGGTCAACCTCGATCACCCATGAGTAACAGTAATCATTGGCCCAGTATGGTTCCCCTGGGCCAGTGATGCAACCAGCATCATAAAGGCACTCTTCGTTAGCGGGAACGTTGGCGTACACGTTGTAATTAGCTGCGTCTAGGTCCATACACCCAGGCATCGGAGAGATGCAGCTACCGTTTTCTGTATTGGCCATCGGGTCGTAGTTGATGGCGGTAGGGATGGTGCAGCCGTACACGAACTCAATGCAGCTGTTGTTCTCTGTATTCGCCTCTTCGTTGTAGTTAAACATGGTTGGGTCGGTGCAGCCGAACACAACCTCTTCGCAATCTGCTTCATCGGTAGCTGCCTCGTTGTAGTTGAAGGCTGTCGGGTCTTGACATCCCGCGACTTCCAGCTCGTCACAAATGCCGTCGCCATCCATGTCGTTGATGCACTCGTTGTCGCACCCATAGTACTCGATCGGGAAGGTGCAGTCACCATCTACGTTTGCCTCTGGGTTGTAGTCACAGGCGAAACTGAGCGTACATCCCACGACACCCTCCACGCAGAAGTCTCCACACACGGGGATACCATCGTATTTGAATGGGAACTTCTTGATGGCGTCGGACCAAGGGTTGGTTCCGCCCTCCATGAACACCCCGCTGGGTCCGTCGAAGTAGAACCCGCACTGAGAGGCTGTGGTCTCTGCGTTGCCCTGCGTAAAGAACATGACCCTGACTGCTTCTCCAGAGTACAGAGGGATCTGAATCTCTTTCTCAAACTCATCGGCAGGATACATGGTAAATGGTCCCCAGATCTCGTCTCCCTGCTGAACCCCAATCCAGCTACCGAACCAGCCATCACCTGCCCCGTCTGTAAGTGTCAGAGTAAAGTCACAGCTGGCCTCTGTCTCTAGCGTGTTGGCATCCTCATTGAAGTTAATTGCCTGAGGATCAGTGCATCCCAGAATCACTTCTGTCTGACAGCTGCCGTCGTCGATAACAGCACCAGGGTCATATTCTGTAAACCATGAGTCGGTGCAGCCCTGAGGGATAGGAGGAAAGCATGGGTCAATCACGATAGTATCACTTGATACTACTTCGTACTGAGTGGTATCACCAACGTAGTACAGTGTCTCTCCACAAAGGCTAGATACAAGCAAGTTGCCGTCAACACCCCCGTAGCAGCTACCACACATACCATCACCGAAGCTGTCGTACACGTCCACCCTAAACTCCGAACCAACAGGTAGGCACACAGCCTCCACAATGGGAGCTCCTACAATAGAATAGCCTGACCCCTCAGCAACCACTTCACCGTCTGGGATTGTGATTAGATCCCAGCTGATCTCAGCTGCATAAGTGTCAGGCGTAACTGTGACAAGGATGTTGTTGTATCCTTCTTCGCATTGCACAGGCGGGAAGTCGCAGGGTGCAGGGGCGTTGGCCCATGGGTGATAGTTGATTGCACCCGCCTGCATACAACCGAAGATTGGTGGCGGACAGGCAAGCACTTCGAAGGGAATGGTTTGCTCTGAGGTATTGAAGTCATACACCGTGGTGTCTAACTCACAGGTGTTGATCGAGAACCACCCCTCACCAAATCCACAGCAGATGCCATCGCCAAAAGAGTCGTAGATGGTAAAGGTGTACTCACCAAGAGGCAGTGGAAGAAACGCCTCGACATACGGGAACTCACCCTGAAGAGGAGCAGACCCCGCAACTATCGCGTTGCTTGAGTCTCGAACTAGCCATGTGGTTTCTTGCCCATAGCCATCTCCTTGGATAGAAATGGAGACCCAGCCTGTCTGCGCTGTTGCAAACAGAGGCAAAAACATAAGCAATAAACCTCTCATTTCTTGGCTTTCTCGATGGTTCTTCCTGCGAAGTATGCACCAAACGCAGTCAACATCAAAATCTGTAACAAATCCACATAAGAGTCCTTTACATTAAAGGCTACATTATCCATGCTGTCTATAAACATAGTCACCATAAACATGCTCATCAGGGCGATAAGAGTGACAGGTCTGATCAGCTTTGCAAGCTTCACATCGCTACCCATATCTGCCTTCCATCTCTCGGTGACGTTGTTTTGAAACTGGATCTCTGCGTCGACGGCAGCCACCCCTTCGTCTGTGTTGACGTCGGGGTCTTTGTCGATAAGATTCTTTACGATTCCAAGTCCACCGCTATCGGGCAACAAGTCCCCAACAACATCAAGCACATTAGGTGCTTTTGACTTGAGCCACTTACCGAGGCCCGTGTCTTTAATCTTCTGATCTTTCATTTTCGTATTGTTCTTGCATGATTTGGAAGAGCATCAGGGTGTGATTGCGGAATCTGTTGCCCTGGTACTCGATTGCTCCGTTGTAGTGATCGTTAACCTTGTTCATAGCCATGACGCGCTCTTCGTCGCCCATCTTGGCGTATTCCTCTGTTGCAATCAAAGCTTCGAGCTCTTGATATCGCTCCTTACCTGAAGCCTCCATGAGCTTGTTGAGCTGCGTGGTGTTCAAGTAGAACGCCTGATCTTGGAACTCTTCGTCCTGCATCCATGGGTAATTGATGCCTGCTTTCTGGAGCTTGCTCCTGTATCTGGAAGTAATGTTTGGTACATTGATCTTTCTCTTTGCGGCATAACCAGGAGTTCCGCAGGCCTTAGTCAAGTCTTCTGTTTGCTCGTAAAGCCTGTAGATCTCGTTAGACACAGCATCCGCCTCACCTTGTCTAGACTTGGTTATGTCGAAGATCTGATACGCAATACCAGTGGTGCCTCTGGGCGTTTGCTTGATAGGATTACCTTTCCAGTCCACACGAACTGGCAGCTCTGACAAACCAAACGTTCTGTCCTTGATGGTGTATGCCATCTGAGTCAGCATTCTTTCTGTCGTAGACATATCTTTGGTGACTCTCGTGTCTGGCAAGAACTCTCTGTTGCCCCTGTACACAGCAGAAAGCGTGTTTGGAAGCACAGTTGCAGACACAGCCTGGAACGTAGTTCTGGTCCACTTCTCAAAGCTCTTCTCCAGGTCTTTCACATCGGCAGATCCCACTACATCCAGGAGGGTAGACATTCCCTGCATGAAGCTTTGATCCATCATATATGTAATTCCTGAGAACGCACCCACACCAAACACATCCTGAAGGGCGTGCAAAGCGAACTCTTCGTCGTCTCTCTGCCTGAGTTCCTCTTTGTTCACAGACTTAGCTGTTGCGCCAATCACAGCTCCCAAGATACCGAGCTTATTGTACCCCACGAACACGTCGTCAGGCTGGTGAGATGAATCTTCACCTCTCACCCAACGCTGAACACCTGTTACGTTGATGCTACTTGGCGGGAACTGGTCGTAAGAAATGTTTCTCTTCTCGTCATCGCTCCAGTCGAGGGCTTCTGAGATCAAGCCCTCTCTGATCAGAGCGACTGCAGTCTGAGAAACCATAGTCCCAACAACGATCTTACCAAAGTCTTGTGATGCTCCACGAGCATCTCCCTCGGATAGTTTCTTTACGATTGATGGTCCAGCTACGTATGGAGACACGTAAGTCAATGTCTCAATAAGCATGTTTGCTGGAGTTCTAACATAAGGCATATTAGACCTAATCACGAACTTAGCAAACGCATTTGAATCAAGACCTGGAACCCAAGACATGCCCTTAGAAATGACTCTTTCGAAGAACTTCACTGAGTCTTCCGCCACATCTGACATGGCTGTTCTCTCTTGGAACGTAAGCTTTCTTCCTTCTCTCTCAGCTGCTTCTCTTGCCTTCTTTGTAGGGTGCTTGATGAAGTTAGTCAAAGCGTCGCCTTCCAATCCCATGTTCTTACCAGCCTGATACAGCTCGATACCCTCAACATATCTTCTGAATGGAGTATCACCCAGGGTCAAGAATCTGAACATGGTTTCAGCTGGGATTCCAAATGTCCCTTGAACAGCGAGCTTGACTCTTTGTCTGTTTGAAACTGCTCCATCTGGCCCGAGTGGCAGGTCTCCCTTACCCATGGCTGACATCAATGATCGGAACGGAGCAAAACCTCTATGCACTCTCCACTCCGTCACGTCAGCCTCTTGACCTGTAGCGATGGTGTCCAATGCCTCGACAAAGCCTTGCCCGAACTTACGCAATCCGTACATGTATGCGTTGATTGCATAGTTTCTCTTCATCGGGGACTCAATCCCAAATGCATTGATCAGTCTCTCCACTGGCAAGGCGACGGCATCTACAGCCACCTTGCCTAGTGCGTTTACCATGTTGGCTCCTACGTTTGTGATCTGAGACATAGGGGTAAGCAAGTTACCCTGGATAAGCATGGTCCCAATCTCACCCCATCCTCTTTCGATCACGCCGTTAGAGAATGTGTCCAGCTCTCTTTCAGCAAGCTTCACTCTTCTAGTGGCTGCTTCGAGCTCAATCTCCACATCCTGACCAGCGATCGCCTGCTTCATGAGCTCTTCGTGCTCAGCTTGTCTTTGGAAAAGATCAGCTGCAATCCTCTCAAGCCTTTGTTTCTGTGCAGGAGAGAGGCTGTTACCTCGCTTTTGTACCGCGCTCTCAATGACACCGACAATGCCAGCTGGTGTACCAGACTTGAGTTCTCTGAGGTGCCTCAATAGGCGACCAGCTGTGGTTCCTGCAGCGGCAGCCTGCTCGACCAAAAACGGAACAGCATCCATGTCTCCTCTACCCACGGCTCTATTGATGAGCTCGGATGTAGCAAGAACTCCGAGATCATCATTCCTGCTCTGTAAATTCCCAAGACCCTGCCCACTCATCATTGCGATGAGGTCAGCGTCACTCTTGTCACTGAGTTCTCCCTTGAGTTCTTTTAGGCTCTGTGGTGTGAAGTAGTTCTTAGGGTTGCTAAGGATCTCGCCTCGCACTCCTGGGTACTTCCGAGCCATTCGGCCAGCAGTCTTACGAGTCTTCAGCAGACTAGACGCCCTGCTCTGCGCTTCCTCCATGTTGGCTGCAACCTCGCTTTCGTTAAGTGCGACCTTGGATTCAACAGGCATGTTGTCGTAAGCCAACTCAACGTCCAATGCGTCTGCAAACTGAACTCCATTTTTCTCGGCCATTGCCTGGAATCTCTTGACTGCCTTAGTGTACTTAGGTCCACGCTTAACTCTCTTTGCTCTTTCAGATGCAGTCTCAGATCTACCTTGCTTCAGGGTAGGATCGTTGAAACCGTAGTATTCAATATCACCTCTCAGGTAAACTGTGTTACCCACGATGGTCGCCTCTTCGGCAGACTTGATGGGTCTGCCTGCAGCGTCCACAAATACGTTGTGCTTGAATGGGTTGAAGAATGCCTTCACCCCGTCGAAGTTCATGAGATCAATGTTGTCGGTCATGAACTCACCATCCACGCTGGCCATAGGGAACTTGTTCTCTTGGAACGTAACGATCTTCTTGCGTGCGTTCTGATTGACATTCAGGTTTGGATTCTTGACCATGACAGCACCAGCGTACTTCAAGGCCTCGCCTGTAGCGGTCTTGTCGTGCATAGTCTGAACTGGGACTCCTGTGTTCTTCATGACGTTGAGGTTGAGTCTAACCCCAACCTTTCTGCCAGACTCCACCTGAACTCCCTTAGCAATAATCCTTCTTGACGTAGCATCTGTATTCAAGGCTTCTTGCACAGCTCTGTTGCTGATCGATTCTCCATTCCTCAGGACGGCAAGAGCCTCCTTTGGACCTCTCGTTCTGTACAGATTAGATTGCGTCGCGTCCTTCTTGCCTGCCTCTGTAGGGAACAGCAGCAGCTGAGATGCTCTTGCATCAGACTTGCTCTTCATTGGAGGCAAGTTCCTAAGAGCCCCAGCGTATGTTTTATAGTCGAGAGATTCTTGGAGATTGCCGTCTGCATCGAATATGGCGTTGTCTTTGTGACCGACGAAGATTTGTCTGTCAGCAAAAACCAACTGTCCAACTGTTGATGGAGTGACTCTTTGGTCTGGGAATGTGTCAGCCAAAACACTAGCCATCTGAGCAACAAACTCCCCCGACTTTCTCTTCTTGGAGTTGCTTTCTGGTAGGCTTGGATTTTCGATTTGCTCCAAGATGCGATTAAGAGCAGAAATATCTGACTCTGACTTGCCCTCTACCTCCAAGAAGTCAATGTGTTGTTTAGCAGCCCTGTAGATGTCTGCCATTATCCCCAACGCTTCGCTTACCTCTCGTCTATTCTTAGCGTCTCTGCCCATAACCCCTCCGAAAAGAGAAGCGCCCTGAGCATTTCCAGATGCCGTTTCCACGCTTTTACCCAACTTATTTAAGGGAAGCGGCTTGCCCTTAGAATCCTTCATTTCGACTCCCATAGACTCAAGCCTCCTTGTGAGCCTTAGCCAGTTTCTAAGAACAACACCTTCTGCCCCTTCATACGTCCCCAGCACAAGCTGCGTTGTGTTGTACACATGAGTGTCTACGGTGACGATGTCTGAGAGCTTGCCTGACTTTTCGTTCGAAAGGTTTGGCATAAGCTCTTGGTTCATATTGAGCAACCAAGCGCCGACCTTGTTACCAAACAAAGCTTGAGACATAGTTCTTTCAATCACATTCGCTCCCGAGTATGGCGACAACAAGAATCCCGTGAGTCTCTTCCAATCAACCTCTCCGTCAGGTCTCACAAAAGGACCGTTATCAGAAATCTCTTTTGCGTAGATCTTCTTAAATGTTGGGCTGATACCCTTGAGATCAAGATCTCCGTTGATGATTGAGTTGAGCTTTCTGATTGCCTTGGCATACGATCTAACACCAATCCCAGATGCTCCTTTGATCTTCTTAGCACCAACCTTCTTAGCGAGGTTCTCTGTAATGCCACTAGCTCCGTCAAACTTGAGCGCCTCTGACTCGACCATGAGTTGCAGAACAGCCTCCATGTTTGGCTTAGACTGGTTCTTTGCTGACACGAGGGCCGCAAAGAAGTTCATCTTAGCCAAGTTGTTGAACCTGCTGCCAGTAAGTGCGCCCTCATCAAGGGCTTGATCCACCTTGGCCTCAGCCTCGGCTTGATAGTTTACAAAGTATTCTAGCGGATTTTCATCGCCAAACTTTGCTGCTCTAAGTTCTGGACTAGCCATGTACTGACCCATAAGCCCCTGGAACACCTCTTGCATTGCTGCTGGGTTATCCTCAAACTTAACCATAAGGAACTGCCTCATGGCATCATAAGCGGCTGCACGTGAGTTTACCGATTTCCCTTTAGGTATTTCAACACCCATGTTACGCAAAGCCTTCTCAAGCATCTTTACGTGTTGAGGGCTAAAGGCATCTCTTTCGAGGTTGATCATGAACTCAAACAGAGAGTCAGAAGCTCTGGTCTCCGAGTCGCCTTTGAAGTTAAACTCCTTACCCTTAGCCTTAGCCTCTCTTTCAATGATTCCCTCTACGTGAGTATACAGACCGTCAAGTCGTTCTTGGAACTGCGGTGCTTTGCCAAACGCTTGTGGGTTTGTCTCGCCCCTGCTTTCGGCCTGACTAATCATTCTCAAGATCGGAGCTGTCTTCCTTCTCACAGCAGCGGCCACGGGCTTGGAAATAAGCCCTTGCGCCTCTGCTGAAGACACCATTCTGTTGAGGTCTTTGCCCTTCTGCTTGATCGGATTTGAATCGAGTCTGTTGCTTTTTCTAGCGCCATACCCTTTGATTCGGTCAACATCAACGACCTTACCCTCAGAGTCAGTAAAGCCAGTAAGCTCTTGCTTCTTGCCCATGTCAGTGGTCTTTTTCCACCAGTTGATGAAGTGCCACTGATCTCTAAACGACTTGGTTTCTTTGACAGACCCAATATCCTTTCTTTCCCCAAACCCGAAGTACTTGTAGATAGGCTTGTTGTAGGTGACGGTCACGGTGCCATCTTCATTCTTAGCAAGTCTCGCAGGTGACACTCTCTCAGAAGCTCTTGTCTCACCTGCAAAAGCCTGAGAGTCAACGGTCAAGTCCGAACCAAACACGATACCCTTCTCTTGAGCCATTGCAAACTTGGCAATGATAGCCCTCATGGAGTCCGAGTTGGTGATAGCCAGATCCTTCCCTGCTGCTCCATGGATTGCAATCATCATTTTGTTGATGGCAATTCTCACTCTCTCGATAATACCAAGATCTACATCCCCAGCGGCCAAGGCTGACAGCAACTCGATTGTAGTTTCTTCGAAGACCTCAGCCTTAGGCTTGCTCCCGTAAGCTCTTTCCTTTTCTTCCATCCTCTCAATGAGGTCTGGATTTCTTCTAGCCACGATGGCGGCAATGTTGTCTCTGAAGCTCTGAGCAACATCAGGATTCTTAGAGTACATATTGTACAGTGTCTTCCCGATCACTGCGTGCATAACCTCCTCCTGCACTGTTTCTGCGAAACTCTTTGTTCTCTTTAAGCCTCCTTCTCCTCGGTCAAACTCAAGTCTTTGGTTTTCTCTAATCTGAGACGGATTGATGTGGATTGCTCCTCCAGAGTACAGCCCACCCCATGTCGTTCCGTGCTCACCCCCGTCCAGGTTGCCAGCTGTTTCGGCGTCTGGATATACCACAAGATCCAGACCTAAGAAATCAGCAAAGGCTTGGAATCTGTTAAGGATCTTAGCTTCTTTTGCTGTGAGACCACCCATGCCCTCAAGCCAAGTCCCTTTACCGTTTTTTCTGTTTGCTTGAACAGATCTGTCTGGGTATTTCGACTTAGGCGCAGCCTCTGATTCCTTTGACTCAGATCTTGTCTCCTCTACCAGCTGATCAATCTCACTTAGGTCGTCAGTGGCTGAAGTTTCTTTCTCTTCAGCCTTAGACTCTGTCAGTGCTCTAATATCTGCTACTCTGTCGATCTCTGGCTTCAGCCCCTCTACAACCTTCCCGTCGCCGCCAGTGGCAATCTCCTCCATTGTATCAAGAGCAAATACAGAAACCTGGTTGTATTGCTCGCCGAGTGAGACTGCTGCCTTCTTATCGACCACGGCTGACACGTCGATGAATGTCTGATCTGACTGGGCATCGTAGTACGTTCCGATTGATAGGACGTCTTCGTTGCCTTCAAAAATATCTTTGTTGGCTTCTTTGAACTCGTTAAGAATCTGAACCATCTCTTGCTGGCTCATCTTGCCTTTCACGATCTTGCTTCTTTCATTGAAGATGCTTACCGAAGCCTTCGGTTGGCCCACTTGGTTTTGACCATCAAGCGTGTATGTGCTGCCCAGTACGCCTCCAGTAGCCTCATCTGCGAAGTGGTTCTCCGATTGAGATTCAGCACTCCACGATGTTGCTGGCTCTTCAAGTACAGCAGCTTCTGACTCTATGCCGAGCACAGAGGACAAACCGTTTGCAGCCTCCAAGACACCAGCCTCTGATTGGTCTGACGGCGTTGAGTCGTACTCAGATCTAGCGCCGTTGTAATTAGACAGAGCCTCCACAAGGGACTGACTCTCCTGCTCAACAGCCTGGATCTCTGATTCAATGTCAGCTACGTCGCTCTCACTTCTAGTGCCTTCAGCGACCTCCTCTATAGCGGTTTGAAGTCTCTCATTGAGTGACAATCTTTCTTGCTCAAGAGAAGCTATCTGATCCTGAACCTGCTCTTTGACTTCCGTGGTGGCCTCTACATTATTCAAAGACACCTCGTTAGGGTTGAAGCTGTCCTCTAGGGTCTTTCTCTGGGTGGCCTTTCTTTCTAGCTCTGCCTCAAGCTCTGCCCTTGACTCTGATGTCAGGTTTTTGCTCTTGAGTTCAAGCTGGATGTTGTGGATGTCTGTGTCGATTGACTGCAAGGCACGGGCCTTTCTGGGCTCAGCTTGCGCCATCTTCTTGTATCTGTCCAAAAGACTGCTTCTTCTAGACTTAGCCTCTTTCTCTTGGCTTTCTGCAAGAGATGCGAGTCTAGATCTCTCTGCTCTGCCGACAGTGCTCTTTGCTTTCTTTCTGTTTGACGCAGCCTTTGACTCCAAGTCTGATGCAACCTTGCCTTCGGCGGAGTTGTTTGACTTAGTCAAAACTTTTGCGGCAGAAGAGGTGCTTTGTGCGTCAAGGTCAATCTGAGATACTCCCTTAGGCTGCATCTTTGTAGCGTGAGCAATACCCTTTCTAGCAATCTCAGCAGCAAGCTCGGTGTCTCCGTTCGCCAGAGCTCTCTGTGTATTTGCAAGAGAGTAGTCTGTTGCTGAGCTTAGAGCAGCCTCATCTAGATCTACACCAGCCTTCTGAGCTTCTTCCTTGATTACCTCTTTTGTCTCGTTGATGGTTCTTTTCTGACCTTTTCTAACGCCAGAAACTCTGGAGCTCATCTCATCATCGTTCTTGATGTCGAGTCTAGACACATCATTACCCCCTTCAATAAACTGTTGAGCCTCAATAGCCGTTACAGACTGACCGTCAATTTTGTAGCTAGGTGTGAACACGAGGTTCGATCCTACAGTGAGACCAGACATAGGTACTTCAGCAATACCCTCTAAAACAGCTTCAAAGGCATCAATCTCTCCAACAGAGGCCAACTGAGCAGCAGCTTCACCCACCATAGCCATAGGTGTTTCTACAGCCATACCAACAGCGCTCTTGCCTGCTGTCGACGTCAGAGCTTTTGTACCGCTTTTAGCGGCAAGACCCATGGCCTTCCCAGAGCCCACAGCAGCGAGAGAATCAAAAACAGCAATAGTTACGCCTCGGGCAATAGCCTGAGAGCGCATGTGACTTACAATCTTTTCGTCGTTAAAGACCTTCTCCAGGTTTTGGCCAGTGATGTCCATTCCCTTGGTTTGAAGCTCTTCTTTGAGAATCTCCATGATTGTGGCGTGGGCATCAACCATGCCTGACACGCCACCCATAAATCCCTTCACAAAGCCACCTGCGCCTCCAACAAGACCACCAGCCGCAGTTCCAGCTCCAGGAACAACACTTCCCGCACCAGCACCAACAGCAGCGTATGCACCAGCAGTGACACCTCCCATTCCTACACCTCCAGCAACCCCGCTAAGCTCAGTTCCAGAACCAAGCATACGGCCAAATGAGTTGGCCAAAACCTCAGACCCACCCTCGATGTTGTCTGCAAAGACTCCAACCTTATCCCAAAACCCTAGGTCTGGAGCCTGCATGGCCTGGTTAAAGTTAGCAGCAGCTTCTGACTGACCAACGCTATCAATGTTTCTCATGGCCTGGGCAAGCGCCTCAAAGTCGGCGTCGCCATCCATGGCCCCGATAAGCTCGTCACCCAAACCCCCCTCAAGTCTACCCTGCTTGAAAACTCTAGCCTGATTAACGAGGTAATCCGTCATGCCTTCAGCCCAAGTGTCATTTGTGGCGCTGTCTAGCCAATCCCAGGTCTGTGCAATCGCTGATTCAAAAAGATTGTCATCCTCTGCCTCCAACACTGGCGCATCATCAGTGTCTGCAGGATTTGTAAGCGTATTCAAAGACTGAGACACGTCAGTCTCATTCTTCTTCAGTGTTTGAGCAACAAGGCTTACTGCTTCGTCCTTCTTCAGACGAATGTTAGGGGTGTAGATGAGTTGTTTAAGGATAAAGTCATCTGTTTTCCCCTCTTCAGAAAGGGCAAGAATTAGTTCTACGGCCTTATCGTTCATATCTGCAGCTGTTTACTGCAAATATACTCATTATGGGGCTACGCCCTCATAGATGTCGTCGAACGCCCCCTGCCCAAGCTGTGCATCCATCTGCTCTTCAAAGGCATCGAGGTCTTCAATAGGCACTGCTCCGTTCTCTGTGATCAGTTGAGGGCCGACCGCAGGAATCCAAACAATACTCGTTGGGGCGAAGACGCCGTCTCCAAAGTCAAAGTTCAATGCGGATGGGAATAAGTACTGCTTGCCGTCTGATCCTGTAGGCTGTACGTCGTCAATGTTGAAGGTAAACTCTTGCGGCTCTTGCTCTTCGTCATCACTTGACTTTTCTTGCCACTTATTGGATGCCTCCTCTGCGTACTTGCGTACAGCGATACGACGCTCTTCTTCGTCCATCTGGTCTACAGTCGTCTCAAGCCCCTGGCTTTCAATCCACCATCGATGAGCATTTGCAGCTTCTGTTGGATCCTTAATGATCCTACCCTCAATATTATCTGCAGCCTGCTCTTTATTATCCATGCCAGCCACAGAGTGTCCAGCCCACCAAGAATCAGGATTGCGGACATCAGTGTTCTGGAGATCAGGCATGAAGTTATGCTCATCAAAAACCTTGAAAGCGTCACCGCCGTCGATAACATACATCCCATTCTCATCTGTAGAAACTTGGAAGAGGTCTCTCCCGTTCATCCGAGCAAACTCATACTGATAGTCGTCTACAGTCTTGCCGTCTTTTACGCCTCTAGACTCATACTCCTGAGGGTTAGATCCAGCAGCAATCTCTGAGTTTTTCTGAAACTGCGCGTACTCTGATGTGAAATATCCTTTCGACTTCTCCGCAAACTCATTTGCCTGCTTGAGCTTTGTCTCCCACTTGGCAATATCTGCATCGCTTGACAAGGCGCTTGGAAGAGAGTCCCTAAGGTCTTGAGCCATAGTCTGATACGCAGAGTAGTGAGAGTCAAACATCTCATCTACATCAGGCTCTGCAAGCGTGCTTGCTTTCTCCCTAATGCCTGCTCCCTTTTCCTTGACCTCAGACAGCTTCTCATCAAACTTGGCAAAGTAATTCTTACCTGCACCTGTATTGAGATCAAGACTCCCTACTGAACCAAATACGCTCATGATCTAGCACGCTTTTCAAACTTCTTAAACAGTTGTCGCGCAAACTTACTTTCTTTTGAAATCTTTCTGGCCTGTTCTGGGCTAACAATGTACTCATCTCCAGTGGCCTCCCCAACCTTTTCGCCAGACTGCATCAAGTCGATCGGGTTTGTCTCATGGCTAAACTCACCAGGCAGCTTCATGCCTTTCTCAGCCTTAAATATTCCGCCCAAGAAGTTTTCATTCTCGTCATTCAAAGTAGTTAGACCGTCAAACAAAGAGCTAGTCAGTCCTTGTCTAAACGCCTGCTGAGATTGCATATCCATGAGCTCAGCCTGGCGCTCACCAAGAGTGGCGTCACCATACTGAGTTCTAGCCAACCCCAAGTCCCCTCTAGCGTCTCTAAGCATCTCTCTGATACGCATGTTCTCTTGCTGCTGCTCAATGCCTCCAAACGTCTTGAGAGCCCCCAGCTTTCTGCTTTGCTCCCCAGCTGCAATCTTCTCCATCTGATTGGCTGTGCGTGCTTGCGTGGCCCCAAGACCACCAAGCAAAGCGCGTGCCCCTCCAGATCTAAGGGCACCCAGGCTCTCTGCCTGGTTCCTCATGGCTTCCTTTCTTTGGAAGTCAGACATCGGATCCTGCATAGCCATGTCCAAGTACTTCTTGTACGTGTCCCCTACGCCGATATCCTTCTTGGCAGCCTCTCTTGAGGCCATGGATTGGTCCATTTGGGCACGTGCATCGGTTCTTAGCCCACCGTAGAAATCTTCTACATTTTCAGCAAGCTTCCTGTCACCCACACGCTGCTGAACAGCGTTGATGATAGAAGGTCCAAATTGTAAAGCGAGAGCACCTAATACTGACATGATTGCAAATATAGTTATTATTGGTCTTACCCGTGATTATGCTTAGATTCGCTGACTTTAGCGTTGATCGCGTAAAGCTCAGACAGAGAAGTATTCGTTGGGGTCTTTACGCATTTGATCTTGCAGTAGTGACCCCTGATTTGATCACCATTAACGGCATTGCTACCAGCGACATACAGTACGTCAGCATTGCCCAAGCCATGGCCAGACCCGCTTGCCGTGATTGTCTTTGCTGACCTGTTTACAGCTGAGACCGTAACCCCTGTTGTAGCTGGCACAGCACCTGGCGACGCCTTGAAGATAGTATATCCGCTAGGAATGTGTACACCTCGAAGGCTGTTCTGCATTGTGATAGTGCCACCGTCTGTTGACGCTACTTTACCCACGGGTATGAAGTGCCTGAAGCTGTTCGCGCTGGTATCTCCAGTTACGTTGGCGTAGTGAGTCCCCTCTTTCTTTGAGAATACGAGGTTGCCTGTTGTCTGCCCAAGGCTAGACTCAAGCGTTGTTGTCCACTCGTCCTGACCCTCGATGGAGATGGCCTCGTAAGCCTTCACTTTGGATGGATTTGAGTTCGAGATCACCGTGACCTTTGAGGTAGCTGGAGACGCAGACGTATAGAACAGGTTTGATGACGTGTTGGTGCCGTGTAAATGGATGAACTTTCTTGTACCCGACAAGCTGACATAGTCCAGCAACATCATCTTGTTCTTCAATGTCCCGTAGTGCTCAGGTACAAAGGTGTATTCTCCCTGCCACCCCTTGATCCTCGTGTTGTAAGCGAGTGTGCGACCGTTAGGCAAGTGGGTATCTACTGGATGGAAGGTGATGTAGTAAATGTCGTCTACTGGATCGTATCCAGACACAACCTTTGGGTTTGTTCCTTTGAGGAAGCTCTCTGATGTGGCTTCAAAAGAACTCTTAATGCCGATGTCTGAGATTGCTTGTATAGCCCCTGGATTAAACTGGACAGCCTTGTACCTAATCTTGTCGAAGAAGTACCCAACACCGTCGTAAATCAATACGGACTCAGGGTTTGACGTACCCAAAGTTTCGTCAAACCTGTTAAGTAGGTTGAGCACATTTGTGTTCAATCCAACAAACCCACCACCCTCTGCGCTAGAGAGGATTGACTTATTCACAGAGAGTCTGCTGACTTTGTTCTCTTGAATAGCCATCAGCATGTCAGACATGTTGCACAGGTAGCTGCACTTCCCGTCCTCAGAAGGGAGGTCGAGGAAGTTTGCAAGAGACGGAGTGAACTGAGAAAAAGTAAGCCTTGCACTATCTTCTGCATAGGCGTCGCTGTACGTAATGCTGTTCAGTCTCCGCACAGTGGCTGCATCTTCAAACACCGTGTGTGCTCTACCCTGGTCCCACGATGTGGATTCGTATAGATCCGTTATAGCTGGATCTTCTAAAAAGACAGTTCTGTAAATCCACGTTGCTGGGTTGATGTCTGCAGCAAATACCCAAGCATTGTTGATTTCTGTTGGCATCTTGGTCGAAACTGGCCTAAACCTAACATCTCCAGAGCTTACAGTAAATGCTGGGCCGTGAGACCCAATAGCAGCATCAAGCCTTCCACTAACAAGCAAAGGCTTTCTCTCTCCGATTTCATAGTAAACCTTCTCTGCGGTTGGAACTTTAGGTGTAAAAATCTCTACAATTACGCCCTGACCCCAACGGTTATCTATGGCGCCAGGCGAAACAGATCCATTGTAATCAGTTCCAGTAATATGATACCAATCAAATCCATCATAGATATTGATATCACTCTCGCTTGTATTTGCTGCTGTGCCCTCAACGGCTGGTGCCGTCAAGACTAAGAACTTGCCCTTGAATGGGTTGTTGTCATCCTCTGCGATGGTAGCCGTCTTAATCTTAATTGGAGTTTCGTCGAGTGTTTCATAACCCACGACATCAAACTCCATTAACTTGCTTTGACTAGATTTTGGATAAGCGTACCCATCGTCATTAGTATCTCTTTTTGAAATGATTCTAAGTTTATCACCCTTTGTAAAAGAGTAATCCCTAAGAGACTTCTTGTCTCTCTGGTATTGACTAAGAGTTTCTAGCGAAACATAGATGTTGTGAACGCTTGTGTCTACATCAAAAGTATCTACACCATTTACAACAGAAGATGTCTTGAGTCTCCTCGCAAAGCCTCCTCCAACAGCGTATTGGAATGAATCGGCAATAGAAGACCCTCCGTACACGATCTGATAGCCCGTAGCCCATGATGGCGCGTTTACATTTGTGCTAGACAGGTTGAATTGGATAGCGGCATTGCCTCTCTCATTATTCCCTCTTTCTGGCAGAGCCTTTACATAGATGCTGCCCAGCTCATTGACATTGCCAGTCCTCCCGTACTTGTCGTGGTACACAATCCCGAACTCGTGATTCGCCCCAGACTTGAATGTAGGTGTAGACCCGACGCTCTCAATGAATAAGAACTCATTAGATGAGGGGTCTGTAATGCTGGTGTAGTTGATCTCTGATTGAGAAGCACCTGTTTGAGCAAAGATGCTATCCGTATATTGAGGGAAAATCTCCACTGATCCGTAAGCAGCCCAGACAACATCTACAAACTTTAAGTTTGTAATCCTAGGCTTAAATCGAATAATGTGGTCTCCCCCAGTCGTGGCCGTTGAAGCTACAGTCTCTTCACCAAATGTGAAAAACACATCTAGCTTAGCAGCAGATATTGCGGCTGGAATACCCCCACCTACTCTTGGTATGCTAAGTCCATTGACAATAAATGTAGCCTTAAACTCCCCAAGATTCTCGATTTTAGATTGAACAAAATCCGCTAATTCGTTAGTGTTCATATCAGTTGGCAGCAGAAGAGAAATTTCTACTGTCGGGGAAGAGATCGCAGTGCCAGTCAAATCTAGAGACGACGCGGCGAAAGAAGCGGGAACTGGAACATCTCCTCCATAAGACACTCCGTCAAATGCAATTATATTGCCGCTTGCAGCTGCTGCGCTAAACTTGGGTGTGTAAGTGAAAGACGCACGGAACTGCGTTCCTGCATCAAACGTCGTTGAATTACTGATCAAAGAGCCATCTTCCAGGTCTAGATCAATATTCATGTTAGCGTTTGTGTTGCCACCTACAGACTCAAAGATTGCGGCTATGTCACCAGATGCTAGATGTTGCGTGCTGCCTCCTGGAGTGTTGCCATACACCACGGACATGGTGGCATCAGTGTGGATGCTATGATTAGGATACCCTTCTTCATAGTCTCCATACATCAACCTACTCGCGGTAATAGACTGAGCACCTGCCTTCTGAGGCACGTTGTCGTACAGCTTCTGGGACTCAGAGTCAGGAACCAGTCTACCCACACCGTCGTTAAAGAATTTGTACTCTCTGGTGCTGGCGCTGTACACCAAGGTATTTGAAGCATTGATATTTCTTCTCAGATCAACCTTAGGATCAAACTCATCGACCACAAAGAAAGAACCAGTGTTGCCGCTTCTGGCCAAGATCCTGACCTTCTCCATATCTGGGAAGTCATTGTCGATCTGGTGATTGATGAGGCAAACGTTCTGCGTGCTTCTAGCGACTCCAAAGTTGGCGTCCTCGATGCCTCCATACACAGCGGCTTGAGAGATAGCAAGCTTTGAGTACGGGGAGAGTGTTGAGACCTCCCCGTCCTTATAGACAACTTGAGTGGCAAACTGCATGGCATTTTGCTCGAAATTGTTGTCTGTTGTATTCGTGTCTGTATCAAACGCAAAGGTGGGTGGCTTCACAGAGGCGCACCTCATAGCGCCCAAAGCTGTGTCGAAGTCGTCAGCAGTAAACAGATTGTTGTCGTATTCACCGCTAAGGGCTCTGTCTACGTTGATTTTTCTAGGCGGGTTGATGTTGTCCGTGAAGTACAGAACAGTCTGAATGTTGCCGTCTCTCTGAAACGATTTGTTCAACACATCTGCCTTGACAAAAGACACAGACCCGCTTCTGAAGTTGAACCTAGAGGTCTTCAACACCTCTTTGTAGGTTGTGTCCGACTCGTTGTACTGGTAGATGGCGTCTAAGTTAGAGTCCGATGTCCCCTTAACAAATACATACAAGAAACCTCTCTGGTCATCAGCCACCTGGCCAATAACTTCTACAGACCCCTGGATGCCATCAGCTGTAGTCTTTGGAGTGGCTGACGTGTTGCCAGCCATGGTTTTGATCACAAAGTCACTGCCCTCACCCCGCTCGACAATCGTGACGTTCTGCGCCTCGACCATCTCGCCAGGCTTGATGAGCCTCTCGTCTTTGTCAGTAACGAATGTTTTGGGTAGAATTTTATCAATCATCCCTTAGGCGCTTGCTTGTAATTCTTTCTGATTGTCTTCAGAGCTTCCTCCTTGGTGAAGGACTTCATACGAGCATTGGCCTTTCTTCTTTCGTTGTAGTACTCAGCTCTAGCTCTCTGCTTCTCTCCTGCTGGTACAGAGGCCTTTCTCTCGATCAGCTTGTAATACATGTAGGCAATCAAAGCCTCTTCAGCGTACACATGAACCTGAGGGTTAGAAGAGCGAGCCTCATCAGCCACATACTCCACCACGACCTGAGAGACGTCAGAGTTTGACTTGAGCTCCAGTCTGTTTTGATCCAGGTTTACTCTGAACTCGCCTTGGTACCTGCCTCCACCGTGGCCGTAAAGCTGTCCATGGTTGTTACCGTACACGTAGTTGCGGAAGATGTAGCTTCCAAAGCCATCTCCGCTTGAGCTAGACACAGCGCCAGTGGTGCCACTCTTGTCGTCCTCTCTATCTAGCAGTCCGTCGCCGTCAGCGTCGTATGTTGTATTGGAAGAGGTAGAGTACTTCTGAGAGTAGTTGATGTTCTTATTCTCACCAAGCACATAAACCAACCCATCACCTCCAACCACGCCGACTTTGCTCCAATCCACGTAATCGTCTGGCAGGGTGACTGTATTGTTGCTAGACACGGACAGCTTCAAAGATCTAATGACCTTGAGCATGTCGAACCCAAGCTCTCTCAGCCCGCGCAGGGCAAAGTTTCTGATGGCAGCATCGCTTGCATGAGACGCATAATCAGCCCCATCGAGGCTGATCATGAAGTCATTGACAATTTGCTTTAGTGGTACGTAATTCCTAGCCATTAGAAGGAGTGTTCAGATTGTCTTTCTGCTTGCTCCGTAGCAGCAAAGGATGTTACTTGCTGATCCCTGAGGTTCACGCCAATCAAGCTGGCGATCTCAGCAACAAGCTCCATGGTGTAGTGTTCTGGCAACTCAAAGTCTCTGCTGGTAGACGAGTTGTATGTGTCTACGACTCCCGAAGCCACACCAAACGTAGGTGGATCATCAGATCGAGTGGTGCCGTTTGTCTGCACACTCTGTGGGATCTTGTAGTACCTGAGCTTGATCTTCTTGATCGTCTCTGGGAACACTTCAATATCCTGAGTTACCAAGGCTACAGGAAACGATTCTGTCGGCGCATTGAGAGTGCTCGACAGAATGCGTTCAATCTTCTCTTCATCGTAGCAGATCTCAGCCACCGTGCGGGTGGTCTGCCCAAACAGCAGACTACCAGCAGTAGAGATGCTAATAAACCTAGCAAAGTCATCTGGCCTGAGGAATACCCCCTCTGCAGTTTGATCTCTGTCTAGCGACTTAGCGAACACAGCGAGATCCTCATGGATCTGCTTGAACTTAGACTTGTCTCTGCCTTGCCCGAAGCCTGCTCTATCAAGACGGCTCCCATGCTTCAGACTATCAAAGAGCCTGTTGAAGATCCTCAGTTGAGCTACTTGAGCAAAGCGGTTAAATTCGTCCACAGTGACGAAGCCCTGCTGGTCCTTGTTTACCAAGTCCTTTAGGGTGTTGTAGACTACGTTTACACTTGCTGGCATACCGCAAATATACAAAAAGAAAAAGCCCCCTTAAATGGAGGCTTTCTCAGTGTATAGTGTACGTCTATTAGAGCTGACGTTTGATTTCGTTAAGAACGACTGAACCAGTTTCTGTCATGCACCAGCGGCCAAAGACCTCCATTGGGTCTTGCCCCACAGGAATGGCCAAGATGTGGCCTTTGTTGTCCACCCACTTCATGTGACCTTTATCGTGCATAATGACACCTGATGACATAGCCTTCTTAACAATCGCTTTTGTCTCAATGACTGGGTTGTCAAACGCCTCAATAAACCCTCCAGGGCTTTGCTTGGCATATTGGATCAAGTCGTGCTTGATTTCGTCTACTGGTCGATCTGTATCGATTGCATAGGCTGTAGCTACGGTCAAGATTTCTGTCAAAGGCTTTTGGCGAATCAAAGCCAAAGCGTCGATCACCTGATACTCTTTCTTCAAATCCACAGCAGCATCTCTCGACAAGTCTACTTTTCTAAAGATCTGACCTCCATTTGCCTGATTCAAAGGGTGCATATCCATGAACCTCTTCAAGTTAGGTTGATTACGACGAACCCACAAACGACCATTCTCAAAGATGATGGGTTGTTTCATGGGTTTGGAGGTTTGCTCCTCCACGTAGATGCTGTCTTCTTTTGGGATGTATCGAATTGCACGAATAGAGTCTGTCTCTTCGTCGTACACTGAGACTGGTCCCGCCTTCATGAGGAAGAACATGCCATTATTGCTGGTCAACTCGTACTCGTGGTGAGTTGGGCCTGATGGCTGGTATTCCTTAAAGATCTCTTTCTTCTGCTGCTTTGGTGCAGCGGGTGCTGCTTGTACGGGCGCAGCTGCCTCTACGGTTTTTTTGGCGGGCCGTCCGCGCTTTGCTGTAGTAGCCATTAAAGTAAAATTAGAATTGAAACAAAAGTAGTAAAAGAGAGGGGAGGTCATTCTCCCCCCTCAGTTACCGATACAGATTATGCAGTAGTCAGTGTAGCTCCGTCAAAAGACAAAACTACCCAGCCATCTGGGGTCCACATCAGCTCCACTCTTTCAGCAGCAGCGTCCAACAGAATTGTGTTGAACTCCCCAGCCCTTGGAGTAGTGATGGTGATTGTGCTTTTGTTTGAACCACTACCAGCAACCATGTAAAGCTTCATGATTTGACCAGGGATTGTGCCATCCGCCAACGTTGGAGTAACGGCGCCGCCACTACCCTGGTTAAAGTTGTTAATGCTTGTGGTAATGTCGATGTTGGATGCGTCAGCGTTAGATCTTGTAACAGCAGCCTTATCGAGAAAAACAGGGAATACTCTTTCTTGTGCCATAATTAAAAAGATTATGAAGTTTAGGAGGGAGCACCGAAGCACCCCCTCCGTCTCTTCAGGTTAATTAGGCAGTCAAGTTGTTACCCTTCAACACAACGTGCTGGTTTGCAGCACGCACGCAGAGGTTGCACTCTGAACGGTAGTGGAACTTAGCCAAGTCCTCACCGTTGGTAGCGTATCCGAGGACACCACCGCCTTCAACCCAGTGCTCCATCTCTCTGCTGTAGTTGCCTGCAGCCTTGTAGTTCATCTCCAATGATGGGTTAGAACCGCCAGACTTAGGATCAACCACAGATCCGAGAGGAATCAAAGCACCCTGGTAGCTAGTGTGACCAGCAGCGTAGTCAGAGTTCAACAGCTTCCAGTCGTGCTTGTGGAAGGTGTAACCACCACGAGTGAATGACTTAAAGCCGAGGTTAACAGCCATGTCAGAGTCGTTGTTGAATGCACCGAACTGACCTGGCAAACCAGCAGTCACCTGAGTGGCGATACCAGAAGCGAGCAAGTCGTCCACAGCCAAAGAAGTACCTCTGTCAGTGTACATAGCGTACTCTGCAGGAGCTCCCTCCTTATCCAACAAGATCAAGATGCTGTCGAGGTCATCCATGGTGTCGAAGTTCTGGTCAGCTGGAGTGGTAGAGACGATGCCTCTGTTCTCCACAGCCTGGAAGTAACCTTCGGAACCAGTGACTGATCCTCCTGTGCCAGTGTTGATGGCAGTAGCGCCAGCCTCAGGGGCACCAGAAGCAGACTTGATCTGACCGAACACGAGCATGGCCTCACGAGAGTTCATGAACTTTCTACGAGCGTCCATCTCACCCTTGAGGTACCACATGTTTTGACCGTTCACGTTCAACCAACCGATGTTGGTGGCCTGTGATCCGTTCACATGGAAGGTTTCCTTGCTGATGATATATGGGTTCTTGCGAAGCACCAAGTCCATCTCGAACGGCTTGGCTGGCTGACCAGTTCCCTGACCATAAGCGTTACCGATTACGACAACATCAACACCAGATTCGGCCACAACAGCGACTTGATCCATTCTAGTAGTTGTGAACGTATCAGTGTCGCCAGCACCGACAGAAGAAGACACGATCAATCGCTGGTTTCCAGGAGTCAAGATGACGTCATTCAACTGAACGACATCCTCAGCGGCAGTTCCAGTAACACTGACGTCGAGTCCGTGACCGTCAATGATGGTGACAACACCAGTATCAGCAATGTTGCAAGTGAACTTTCTGTTCATGCGACCTTCTTCGTACCAGTGGATTTCGTCTGCTTGACCCGCAGACTTCTTCGCGCCAGTCACGTCGAGGAGACCAGTGATACCCTGGTCGCCGAAAGTTTGGATGTACAAGTCGCGTACATCAGGTTTTGTTGGGTCAATCAATGTACCCAACGAAGTGTAGTTGCTTGGAGTCGCATCGAATCTTTTTGGTCCGATGTTGGTTGCTCCAGCATTTGGTTTGCTAAAAGCCATAATAGTTTCTTTTTAAGAGTTATTTGTTAAGAAGTTGAACCAAACCCTCTGTTGAGGCCCAGGGCGTTCCTGAGCTGATCAGCAAGAGGACTTGCTTCGGCTTGTCCAGATCCTTGATTCGGGCTACTGGCATTTACGTTAGCCGCCTGATTCACAATGCCTCTTTGACCGTCAGCCATGCCCTGCTTATATACAGATTGCACGATGCTTTCCATGTTGTCAATGACAGCTCTGTGAGTATTTAGCTTATCGTAGTCCCAGTTCCCATCCTCCTGAACGTAAGGATCGAAGAACTCGTCAAGGCGAGAGTTCTTCTCCACCAACTCTCCGCGATACCTGTCATTCAATCCGAAAGTGAATGAACGCCCGTTTCCAAGGTCAAATTCGACCCCGTCGAGGTTCTCAGTTTCTGACTGCATGGCACTGTACCACTGATCGTCAAATGGAGACTCAATCTCTTCGCTCTGCTGCACTTCTGGAGCCTGATACTTCTGACGAAGCTCGTTGATTCCATTACGCGCCTGCGTAGCGTCCATCTTGAGTTGCAACTGCGAGAGTTTCACCTCATCCTCTGTGTGCAGATTCGGGTCGAGCTTGTACTTGCTGCCAAGCAGCATTTGGATCTCCTCTACATTCAGGTCTGGGTAATCACGAGCCATTTGAAATTTGATGGCTGTAGTGTCATCCATGTTTTCTGGATTCAACTGCTGATACACAAACCAGTCTTGAGGAGATCGTCCTGTCTCTTCGACAAACTCAGCAATCACTGAAAGTCGTTCGTCAAGCTCTCTCTCTTGTTGCTCCTGCGGAGTAAGCGCGTCGAAAGAAGTAAGCTCTCTACCCAGCCTATCACTTAGGTAATTTAGTACTTCTGCCTCCAGCTCGTCCGTAGGATTATCTTGTAAGTCTACTCTGTAGTTTTCTTCGTAACCTGACGTTTCAGGCTCGGTTTGTTCTTGAGGCTGTTCTGTAGTGGGTTGCTCAATAGTTTGCGGTTCAGGTGTTTGTTCCTGAACCTGCTCTTGTTGCGCTTGCTCTACAGTAGCGTCGTCGATAAAAGAAATTCCAGAGGTCTCTTCTACTTGAGCCTCTGGAGTCATTGGTTCTTGATTCTCCATAAATTAAATTTTGATTTCTATTCTTAGACTCCCACGTAAGCGATCACTGAGCCGCTTGTCAGGCTGAGTGATGTCCACTTACCGTAGATGGTGACTCCACGTGGAAAGACCTGAGCGTTTCCGAGCGTCTCACCATTGGTGCCAGCTCCTCCAGCAACCGTGTTGAAAGATTGAGCTGAGTCCTTCGCAACCAATGCGGTGAACTGAGTCTCTTCCAGCATGGTGATTGCCGTGATGAGCTTGTTTGTTGGCGGCGTGATGGTGGTCGCGGCAGTCTTGAGGTAGATAGACCCAAACTGGCCGAACGTCATCGCGTCGATTGATCCTGGATATGGCATTACTTTGTTTTTTGCAAATATAGAACTTATTTACTTCCTGTACTTTGCGACCTTTTTCTTCTTTCGGTACCTAGATACACGCCCTTTCTCTTTCTTTTCCTTCCTGGCTCTAGCTTTCTCCGAAGCAGTAAGCTCTGAGGCTGTTACTGGAGTCTTGCTTGAGATTCTCTTTGTAGGACGAAATGTTCTATCACCTTTGGAGTAGTCCTTGTCTCCTGACAAAGTGCGCCAGTCCTCTTTGAACCAGCGCTTCAGGTTTAGACCCGCTTGTGTCTTCCTGACCTTAGGCATTACTTCTTGCTTTTATTGCCCCAGTTCTTCGCACCCACCTTGCGGCACTTGGCCAGCGCTCCAGAAGCGTAGGCGGAAGGCCAGACACTGTACCTGCTTTTTACTTTAGAGTAACAAGCATCCTTTACAGCACCTCCTTTCTTATACTTTTTTACCGCTTTCATCTTAGCCATGCTTAGCGAGTTTGAATGAGGCCTTCGCTACGGCACCAGGATGTGGTTTGTAGTCTCCTTCCATGAGGTAGTAACGACCAGACTCTTCCATCCAGTGGTAGCCCTTGGGAGGGGCTACCCCTACACTTTTCTTTGATACTGTGAGCTTACCGCCCTTCTTGTATTTGATAGGCTTCATTAGCAGTTCCACTTTCTCAGGGCAAGGGCCTTACGTGTAGGCTTGCCGTTTGGTTTCTTCATTGGGCCTTTTACGCCTTTCATTCTGGCGCAGAAGGACTTACGTCGCTTAGCGGCCTTGCTACCAGATTTGAGCTTAGATGGCGGAGTGGTGACTGCGGTCTTGAGCTTACTGCCTGGGTTGGCTGCTCTGTACCTTTTCACACCCTTCTCGGTAAGACCTCCAGATGCAGACTTATCCCCGCTCTTGACGGAGAACTTCTTGGGCATCTTTTGAGATCTTTTCTTGGCCTTCATAATGCAAATATATCAAATATTAGAAGAGTGCTCCATGAGGTTTCCGTAGCGCAGATCGTCAAGCTTGTCTTCGTCTGAAATGGAGGCGTCTCTATAGAAAGAAACTGGAGGCATGTTACCAGCTTTGGCCCACGTCAATGCACCCGATTCGGTTTCAAAGTATTCTTCAAAACCAA